GCCAGTTATAACGCCAGGAGCTGCACTTATGTGCGTATGTAAATTAAATGTTGCACTAATAAAAGTTTGCAGCCAAGCATCAAAGGTAGTACCTTTAATCATAAAGTCAGTAGCATTTAGCATATTTATTGCCGTGCCAGTAACATTAATTTGTCCAGACTTCATTTCTACAACATTACTACTTTTGTCTGTAATCTTTATTCCATTGGTATCCATTAAAACATCATTGGTGTTCGTGTCAGTAATCTTTATTCCTGCACTATCCATTAAAACAGTATTACCGTTCATATCTGTAATATCAATTCCTGAATCATCTATTGTAATGTTGTTACCGTCTTTTGTGCTTATTTCAATAGTGTTATTTGCTTTTTTAATCCATACCCGGTTTTTATTTCCAAGTGAAGCATCCATTCCATATAAACAAGTATCACCTTCAACAAGATCATCCGGCCTTAAATCTCTATTGTGTGCTTTTATTATCAAACCAATGTCACGGGTTCCATTTACAAATAATGTTAATACTTCTGTTTTTTCATCGGCAGGTGGCCTCATCTTTGAAACATTCAATTTTCATTGTTTGGGTTTTTGATGTGTTCGTAACTTTTTTCAAAACACCACGGGCCATAATAAGCATTATTTTAATTCGCAGCTTGTCAAATACTTTTTGTAAATCTTTATAAGATACCATTATTCAAATCCCGAAAAAGTTTTCATTACTGGACTAACAGAATATGTTCTTTTGTCTACCAGCTTCAAAGTAGTTTCATAACCAGCATCAGCAGTCATAGAAAGCTCAACTTCTGATATTAACATTAAGCCCTTTTTAAATAAAACAGGTTCATCAATAGATACTAAAGAATTTGGTTTCCATACTCTGCCCGTCAGCGGTGCCGTAATTCCCTGAAGTGTATATTCTATTTTTCTTGAATTACCGGCCCTTGCATTTCTTTCAAATATTGCTTTCTTTCTACAAAAGCTTGTACTTGCATTATCGTCAACCATTAAAACATATGGACGATCCCTTCTAAAATGAGAGTCTTTTACTTTTGGATTTTCAATTGCAGTATATCCAGGAAGCCTCACTATTGTATCATTAGCAACGCTTTGCCCCTTTGCTGTATATTCTGAAAACCGATCCCGATCTGAATAAACAATGTTTCTACTTATTATAGTAGAATCAATTATGTCAATATAAATATTTGTTAAATTTGCCCTGGTTAATGTTAAAAAGCCGTCGCCCTTACTCATTGGCAATATTCCAGTATTACTACATGCTTTCATTATTAAATCAACCACTGGAGTGGCTACATCTGCAATGAAAGGGAGCTTTAATGGTTTGTTAACCTCTGAAGCAACAGACTTATCAAATTTTACTAATATCTTAAAAGGGCTGCAGAGCTTTGTTACAATTTGAAAAATTGATAAAGTTCCCCATGTTCCTTTTTCTGTATAATGGCAATCAACTAAATCAGCTGTTTTATCTCTGCCAGAAAAAGTAATATTATATTCTCCTTCATCCTGATCAATTTCAATTTCGTCTATATACCCAGTAGAAAGAATTTCCCTTCCAACTTTAATAATATATAAATCTCCAAGCTTTACACGCCAACGAATTACAGCATCAGGATAAAAATCAGTGGTAGTAAATGACATGGCATTAGCAATGCCCTCCATACTAAGATAGATGGATAGCTCTTGAAAAGAATCGACAATCAGCCTATTACCTATAATAATAGAAACCGTCGGATTACTCATTATGGATCCTTACTGTTTTACCACCAAGTATAAAACCGGGATGTCTTATGTCATTTTCATTATTAAGATAAATTTCTCTCCACCTATCAACATTTTTATATTGTTGGTATGCCAAAACAAGTGCGTTGTTTCCAACCGGATCTATTTTTTTGTTAATTAAAAGTGGTGCATCAGATATCAATTGATCCATGCTTTCAGCAAAAGTATTTCTTAGATCCTCGATTGATGTATAAATATCTTTATTCCAGATTGACTCTGATCCATCACCAACGCCAGCAGCAGCCGATCCGTTTGCTGCTTCATTTCCTAATGAAACCAAAATATTATTAAATACATTAAGTGCTGTTTCTTTGTTTTTAACAATGTCATCTACATTGTTATAATCTACACGGACAGCAACTCTTGACAAAATATTTACCATGCTAACCTTAAAAACATCGAAAATCATAACTATATTGGTTTGCTGATTTTCTGGAGCAGTTGCAAATTCTTCAGTTGTGAATTCCTCTAAAGCATCAACAATACCTTTAATCACTGACTCACCAACTATTGCAGGAATGGAGCTGCCATCAAATTCAATATTTTCACCTCTGGCAATTCCTGAGTATTCACCAATATCACCATTATAAACCGGAAAAGTAACCGAGGTTAAATTAACATAATTATCTTGTGCCCTATCATTTACAACAACGTCACCTTCAGCAGGTGTTCCAAGTGTTGCTTCTTGCTCTTCTGTTATCGTGTTTCCAAGACCACACACGGATCCTATGTTATTTGTAGATCCTTTTATGGCATTATAAATATCAATAGGAGCTTCAATAATATCGTCTACCGTATTTCTAATTAAGTTAATATTATTATTTGCCTGATTAAGAACCTGTGTCGGAAGTGCTTGCATACTCTTCAAAACAGTTTGTACAGCTTGATTAGTTTTGTTAATTGCATTTTTAACAGGAGCCGTGAATGCATTTACTGCATCATAAGCAAGCCCGAAAAAGTCACCAACTAAATCAGAAATTTCATTTATTTTACTATCAATTTTATCTAACAGTGCAAATATACCACCCGGCAAACGTCTTCTGCCAGCTTCAACAAAGTTTAATGTAAACCTAGCAATACCACCTTCATCAAATGTTTCTGTTAATGTGAAACCTTCAGGATTAACTTTTTTAATTCCATAAAAAGGATGAATTAAAATAGAATCACCATTTGATTTTAATGCATCTATTAAAGAATCCCTTTCAGAAAAATAATTAAATTCATTGTCTGCATTCTGTATTATATATGCATCAAACGAATACCGATCCGCTTCTTTACCAAGATCCTCTGCATACGGTTCATCTCTATTAATATATTCATGTAGCTGAACACGTCTACCACCATCAAAAGAAGAACTTTTAACTTTAAAAGAAATTCCTCTAAAACTTGCTTGCTGTAAACTATTTCGCCAACTCATGGGGCTACCCCTTGCATGGTTTTTCCAACAGATAAACCAGATTTAACTTTCACGCTTGTAGACTTGTTTTTCTTTTTAATCTCTTTTACTCTTGCACTTGTGCCTTTTTCTGCTTCTAGGATAACTGTTATTTCGGTTTTTTGTTTTCTTTCTCTTAATCCTAAACCACCTTTTGTAAACACAATATCTTTGCCCCAAAAAGCAATAAATTTATCGATTATATCATCAGTTTGATCTTTCGATTTTTTGGTTTCGTTTTTATCATCAGTTTGATCTTTCGATTTTTTGGTTTTGTCATCATCTTTATCTTTTGTTTTTTTGGTTTCGTTTTTATTGTCATCTTTATCTTTTGTTTTTTTCTTTTGTTTTCTTTCTCTTAATCCCAAACCACCTTTTTTAAATACAATGTCGCTGCCCCAAAACACCTTTAGTTTGTCAATCATTTCCTTGATTGATTTTTCCATTCTATCAAGAAATCCGTCAAAAGAATCAATTGCTTTTTCTATTGCATCAAAAAATCCAAAAAACATTTTTTCCCAATCTATTTTTTGTAAAAAAGCAACCACGTCCTTAAATGCCTTCATTGCCTTGTTCAATAAATCGTATTTCTTAATTATTGTTACCAACACAGCAACAAGAGGTATAAAAGGAGCAAACAGCAATGCGAAAGGTGCTGCTATGGCTAATATTAAAGGCTTCAGTTTTTTGAGTATTTTTTTTATTTTACCAAAAACCCTTGTAACACCTTTAGTTTTTTGCTCCCATTTTTTTATTGTTTTTACAAGTTTAATTATTCCAAAAGTTAAGGCTGCAACAATGGCAACTATCAAAGCAATTTTCAAAACAATAGGATTAGCCAACAAAAACACCCATGCTTTGCTAACCATACTAATTATTGCAACTACTTTGCTGAATATTAAAAGCAGCGGTCCAATTGCAGCAACCAATAATGCGATTTTGACAATCCATTTTTGTGTTGCTGGCGTGAGTTTATCAAACCAAGCTGTAAATTTTCTTATTTTTTTACCAATACGATCAATCATTGGTGCAAGTATATTTCCTAGCGTAATAGCCATCCCCTCAAGTGCTGATATAACACGCCTAACAGACCCGCCAATCCCACCCTCCATGGTTTTTGCCATTTTTTTTGCAGTTCCTTCAGAGTTTTTAAGCTCTTTAGTATACCCTTTTAATGCCTCAATACCGTTTAATGTTACTTCCCCTGTTTCTGTTTGAATGTCTTTGTTAGCAGTAAGCAATATATTAATTGATCTTACTGCTTCTTTACCAAAAATAGTTGCAATAACCATTGCACGTTGCTTTTCTGTTAGGTTTTTTGTGGCGTTGTCTGTCTGTTCTAACACACTAGTAAAACCAACAAAGTTTTCCTTTGCGTCAAACGCCTTAATTCCTAGTGCTGCCATTTGCTCAACAGCTGCTTTGTTCGGTTTTGCAAGACTTGTAAATGCAGTGGATAAAGCTCGTGTTGCAATACCACCCTTTAATGAACCATCACCAAGTATACCAATTGCTGCTGCAAGCTCTTCAACACCAGCACCCATTGGCGCAAGAGTCGGCCCTATAAACTTCAAAGCTTCAAAAAGTTGTTCCATGCTTACGTTTGATCTGTTGGTAACTTTTGCCAACACATCAACCGCTTTACCCGACTCCCCAGCACCGATTTTAAACATGGTCATTACATCAGATGTGATATCAGCAGCACGAGCAAGATCAAGGCTTGAAGCAGCAGCCAAATCAAGCATATTCGGCATGGCTGCAATAATTTTAGTAGTGTTAAAGCCAGCCATACCAAGAAATTTCATTCCTTGTGCTGCCTGACTTGCTGTAAACCTTGTTGTTTTCCCAAGCCCCAAAGCGGTTGCAGTTAGTTTTTTGAAGTCTGCATCTGTGGAATTCGTAATTGCTTTCACTTGACGCATTGAATCATCAAAGCTAATTGCAATTTTTGAAGAAATCGCACCAATACCAAGAATTGGCATGGTCAAATTTCTGGTCATTGAATCGCCAGCGGTCTTTAAATTTCTACTTATGTTTTGTGCGTTTTTTTGAAACCTGTCTAGTTTCTTGCTTGCCTCAAGCATTGGTTTTGAAATTCTATCAATTGCTGAAAAAATTACGGATAAATCAAATACCTTAGAAGCCATGTTTTTATTTATCCTTATTTATTCGATTTATCCCATCAATCCAAAATACAATTTCATCCATTTCCATTTCCCATATTTCAGACGGAGGGAAATTGAAATTATAGGCAACTCCCCAGATCAGCTCTCGCCAGCCTCCAAGGATATGAGCTCCCCCATGATTTCAGGCAACCGATCTGCTATTTCAGAAATATCTGTCATATCAATCTCGCCTGCCTCATCATTTGAAAGCCCAGCAAGTCCGGCAATAATTGGAATCATTTCTGCCGGACTGATTTTACTATTTTCATCACCCACTCCAGATGGCAAAAGAAGAAAATGTTTGGCCTTAAATCTTCCGAGACGCAAAACATCCATTTCCCGATCAACACCTTCTTTATCTTTAACTTTAATGGGATACTTTAAGTTAATCTCAATAAAATTAACTTTACTCATTATTGAGTAGCCTCAACCCAGTAGTTACCAACGAAACGAAGTGTAGTTTCACCTTCACCGGCTGTCAGTGTAAGGTTTCTCATACATGTGGCATTTTCCATTGTGTAAGACTTACCACCGCCAGCAGCACGCAT